GCAAGTACATCAAACCGCTATAGCGCTGCACCGTTTGGCATGAAGTACAAATATGCCGAGCCACCGCAGTTTGACAGCGTCAAACCTGGCCGCATGTCGGTTACGGTAAAATTAGTCGGGGTGCTTGACTCATGACTTATTACAGCGGCAAGGATGGCACTCTGACCTATAACGGCAGCAGCGTCGCCAAGGTCAGTAACTGGAGTTTTTCGTCCAGTGTTGATGCGTTGGAAACCACGGCGATCAGCGATTCTGACCGCTCTTATGTGCCAGGGTTACGACAATTTGGCGGTAGTGCAACTATTTTTTACTATGACGATGCTCCCAAGCCGTTGCTGGAGCGAATTGTTAGCACCAGTGCTGTTTCTGAATCCGCTGTTGCAATCAAGCTTGGCTGGGGCAGCAAATACGTACAGGGCAATGTGATCATCACCAGCGGCGAGCTTAACTGCGCGGTGGGTGAGGTAATGCAAGCCACAGTTCAGTTTCAGTTCACCGGGGCAGTCACTGGGGTAACGCTGTAATGGCAATTTATCTTGGCACTGCAGGCTTAATTCAGCTAACCAGAACTAGCATTGCCGATGGTTTGACGGCAGTTGTAAACCCATCTGATGTAAATACAAATAAATCACGATTTAGTTTTGAATTTCCAGTCGGCGCCTTGTTGACTGGCGATTATGTAATGTTTAAAACCACCGATGGAACCAATCTTGATTTTGTTGCCGCTGCCGGTTGGAGCGGTGGTGTTCGCTATACGGATGGTAATTGGTTCGTAAACGTTGATGACCTAGGCAGTATTCGCCTGTATAACACTTTTGATAATGCCGTTGCTGGTGAAGCCACTGGCTTGATAGCATTATCATCAATTGCAAGAAACATTCCAATTGCCTCTAGTGTATTAAATAAAATTCCAAGGGTCGTTGGCAACCTTGAGCGATATGAAATATCAACAGATAGGGAAACAGTTGATACATCATCATTGGGTGACGAATTTCGCAACAATTACGGAACAATGATCACTGGCAGCGGCCAAATGTCGTGCATCTTTGACTACCGTTACAATCAAACATCTGCGTATCCAGGTGCCGCTGGTTATGTTGAGCTTGCATCATATATGCATGCTTTAATCTTACGTCAACGATTTGGCGCTGAATTTCAAGCTAAGTTATTTTTGATTTCTAATGGTAAAGGCCAAGGTACAGGCGCAAGTAACGACGAAGTATGGTTTGAAATTGATGGCATAATTACGCAAGCAAGCATTGCGTTTGATCCAGGGCAAATTGTAAGCTCTGTTTTTAATTTTATTTGCACCGGTGAAATTCGCCTCAGGGTTATTACCGACCCGCCGTCCTACCTACTGAAGGAGGACGGTGCTAAACTGAAACTTGAGGACGGTAGCGGCGCCTTGCTGCTGGAGCAACAAAATGGCTGATTTTCGGATTACAGAACTAGCAGCACTAGCTTCGGCTGATTTGGCCGCCACCGATCCGCTGGCAGTTGTTGACGTCAGCGCAAGCGAAACCAAGAAAATTACTGCCAAAGCTTTTACTGAAAAGGCTGTCACGCTGATCGATGATGCCTCGATCCCTGTTGCCAAGGTCAATTTTAGCGGCGGTATAAACGGAAGCAGCATCACTGCCGGGTCTATACCAGCCGCCAAGCTCGATACCAATACAATCCCAGCGACAGGAGGCTTGACAGTCTTAAGCGGTAATTTGAGATTGGTAGCTCCAAATAGCCCAATATCGTTAGATCCGGCCACAGGTGGTTTAAATCATGCTGTATCAGGCGTAACCCCTGGTGAATACACCAAGGTAACAGTTGATGGCAAGGGTCATGTCAGCTTTGGCGCATCATTAAGCGCTGCTGATATTCCCCGTGCCACTGCTAGTCTTGTTGGCGGAATTTCAGTTGGCAGTGGCCTTAGCGCAACTAATGCGGGTGTTTTAAATCATTCCAATAGTGTTGCCGCAGGCACAAGCTGTGGGATCACTTACGATTCGCAAGGCCATGTGACTGCTGCGGCAGCATTGTCATCAGCAGATTTACCAATTGCATCGGCAGGCGTCCCTGGTGCCGTTAGCCCAGGCAGTGGCACCAGCGTTAATTCAGCTGGTGCGCTCAGTATGGCAACAGCAACAACGAGCACTCTTGGCGGCGTGATTGTCGGCGGTGATTTTGCTGTTAGCACCGGCACCATTTCGCTAGCAACGCAGGCGGGACTTACTGCTGGCGCATACTCAAAAGTCACAGTAACTACCAAAGGTATTATTACAGCCGGGACATCGTTGGTAGCATCTGATATTCCAAATTTTGATGCAAGCAAGATCACAACTGGCACATTTTCTACTAACCTTTATGGCACAAATTCAATTACTGGCGCTAAGCTTGCAAATTATTCAACCGTTCAATTTGGCGGCGCTGGTAGCACATCAGGAGTTGTTACATTTCCGATAGCGCAATTTACAGGCCAAGGATTTTTTGATAGTATTAACGGAGATTACTACCTTTACGATGGTAATGCATGGCAGCCATTGACTGTCATTTCAGGCGATCTAGTTTATGCAGGTACATATAACGCCAGTACCAATACAGTTGCTACGCGCACAACTGCTGGGATTGCCGCTGGACTAACGGTAGGGGCTGCGTTGCCCGCTGCATCGGCATCATTAAACCGCTATTACGTTGTTGTGGCTGTCAATGGTACAGGAACATCGCCCGCGCCAACAGTTGCCTTGGCGGCACCAGACATGGTTATTTGCAATGGTACTACTTGGGACCGAGTTGGCACTTCAACAACAGTTGCTGGTGTTTCTACTGCCTCTGGGATTACGTTTACGCCATATTCTGGAATACAAGCTACAGATGTTCAAAGCGCGTTACAAGAACTAGATGATGAAAAACTAGGGAAGATCGGCGGGACCATAACCGGTGAGCTGCTGATCGGAACTGCTGGTACGTTTGCCTTTGAAGGTAGCACTGCCGATGCCTATGAGACATTTCTTTCAGCGGTGGACCCAACCGCTGATCGTTCGATAGTCTTCCCAAATCAATCGGGAAATGTAATTGTTAGCGGTAATGCCTCCATTGTTAATGCGGATATAAATGCTTCGGCTGCAATTGCAGGTAGCAAAATTGTTGCCGCTACCACTTCAACAGTTGGAGCAGTACAGCTTAGTGATAGCACTAGCACCACTAGCAGCGTGTTGGCCGCCACTCCAACTGCCGTAAAAGCTGCTTATGACTTAGCCGCTGCAGCCTTGCCAACAGCTACAGCATCATCAACTTATGCCCCATTGGCTGGAGCGGCATTCACTGGCGACATAACGCTAAATACAGCTAGGAGCATTCGTTTTGCAGATTCTGATAGTAGTAATTACGTTGCATTTAAGGCCCCGGCAACAGTCCCTTCAAACATTACGTGGACACTTCCTGCTTCGGATGGAACGGCAGGACAAGTATTTAGCACAAATGGTTCTGGCACTTTGTCATGGATAACGCCTGCCACAAGTGGCTCATCAGTGCCAGTCAGTAATTTAGTTAATGGCACTGCACGTCAATTATTACAAACAAATTCTGCCGGTACGGCAGTTGAATGGACAAGCAACGTAAGCATCCCTGGAACATTTGCTGTTCAGTCTAATGATGCATATATCAATGGTGTTCGAGTTGGAAAAGGTAATAGTTCTGCGGGTAATAATACAGCGCTTGGTTATGCTACGCTTAGTTCATCCACAGGTACTGGCAACACAGCAGTTGGCAGTTCAGCATTAACTAATAGCACAACTGGATCTGAAAATACCGCAATAGGCACACAAGCACTGTCAACTAATATTAGCGGCAGTTACAATACTGGTGCTGGCAATGGTGCTCTGTACTCTAATACTTCTGGTGGATATAACACAGCGCTTGGTTGGTCATCATTAATTAGCTGCCAGACAGGCACTTCCAACGTAGGTATTGGCGCTTATGCTGGCTTCGGGCTTAACACTGGATCAGCAAATATAATTATCGGAATAATGATAGCAAGCGGCAGCCGAAGCCCAGTTTTTGATGATGGCAGCGCTGATAATCGAATTGTGATGGGGCATACCCAAGTCACTAATGCTTACATTCAAGTTGGCTGGACGGTTGTTTCTGATGCACGCGATAAGTTAAATCTTGGTCCGGTCCCTCATGGTCTTAGCTTTGTCAATAATTTAAAGCCAACCAAGTATCAATTCAAGTTAGATCGCAATCATAACGAAGCAAACGGCAAAGCTAGATATGGATTCTTGGCACAAGATATATTAGAACTTGAAGGTGAAGAACCAGTCATTATAGATAATGACAATCCTGACAAACTTCGCTATACAAGCGACTCAATGATCCCTGTCTTAGTAAATGCCATCAACGAGCTGACCGCAATGGTGAAAGCCTTGCAGGCCAAGGTCGGCTAAGTCCACCCAGCCTACACCTCCGCTAGACTAGAACCATGATCACACCTGCATCCTACGATTTCCCGATCTTGCAGAACTCCACTTACCGTGGGGTGTTTCGTGTTACTCAGGAAGCAAAGCCTGTAACGATTGACGTTGCAACCTCTACGTTCATAGTGGAGTGTGGACACGGCTACACCGCTGGCGACAGGGTGGTAATTAGTCCTGCCACTACAACCAGCTCGCTGCCGTGTGGCATTAACAGCACCACGCTTTACTACGTAATCGCAACCGGCCTAACCACGACTGCATTTAAGCTTTCTGCTACCAGTGGAGGCGCATCGCTGACACTGACACTAGATGACATGGGCAGTTTTTTCGTTTCAAAACCAGTAAATCTAACTGGGTATACCGTTGATGCAGACATTAAGGGGCTAGCGGACGGGGCAGCAATTGGTACGTTTACGCCAACCATTACAAGTGCTACGACTGGTGAATTTGAGCTGGCGATGCTGCCTGCAACGACCCTAGCAATTGCTGCTGGCCGCTATGGTTATGACATCAGCCTTACCAGCGGTGGTGGTGAACGCTACTACTGGTTGACTGGTGTAGTTACTGTCACTGCAACTTATTCAAGGAGCTAACCATGGCCGTTTTAATTTCTGTCACTGAAGGTGATGTCACGCAAATTGTACTGGCGGATGTAGGCGTTCAAGGCGCTACTGGTCCGTCGTCACCTGCAAGCGGCACTCCATTTACGCCCTACGGCAACATTGCTGCGACTAATGTTCAAACTGCAATCCAAGAGCTGGATGATGAAAAGTTTGGCAAGGCTGGCGGCACAGTAACTGGCAATCTGGAGATTGGCACTGGCGGCACCTTGAGTTTTGAAGGCGCCACTGCTGACGGCTTTGAAACCACGCTGGCGGTAGTAGATCCCACGGCAGACCGTACCTTGACATTGCCTAATGTCACTGGTACG